CGCACGCGCCGGGGGGTGGGGGGGGGGTGGCGCCCCCGCGCCGGCCGGCGCCGCCCCGGTAGGTGCCCTCGACGCCGGGCGCGGCCAGGCCGTCAGCCACAAGGTGCTGGCCCTGGCCGACGACGGCGAGCAGACGATCATCCGCAGTGACCTTGGCCGGCCCGTCCACCAGCAGTGACGGCAGACCAGACGCCTTACCGATCCACCCCTTGAGCGCCATGGCAGCTCCTCTCAGTCGTCGCGGGACGCATCAATGGCGACACGCTCCGCTTCCACCTTCATCCGGCCGATGAGCCGGTCATCGACGTCACGGATCACCAAGGTGTCCGGGGCGCTGTTCTCACGGGCTAGGAGCTGGTCGATCTTGGACCACTGCCCGCCCGTGAAAATAGCCTCCGGCTGCCGGGTCTGGTTGGTGACAACCTGCGTTCCCGGCTGGAGCCAACCACCATCGTCGTACTTGAAAATGCCGGCGCTCGGGCTCCCGTAGATGGGGAGTTCCCGAACCGGGACATTGAAGGTCGGGGCCTCGATCATCATGCCGTTGCCGGAAGCGACGGCGACGTGATGAGCACCCCCACCGCCGACGGAGCCACCCCAGAACAGCAACGTGCCGGGCACATTGGGATTGCCCGGCGTCGAAGCCGCCTGGAACGTGCTGGCCGTGTGACGGGGCACGTTGTGGCCGAGCGCGCGAAGCGCCCACACGATCAGGCCCGAGCAGTCGACGCCGCCGGGCACGTCGACGCCACCCCACACGTAGGGGGTGCCGATCGCCAGGCGGGCCTGTCCGACCAGGTCGGACGCCACCATGTGCTCCGTCTTGCCCTTCACGTAGTCGGCGACACCGTCGATGATCTTCTTGGGGATGGCCTTGCCGGCCTCCCAGAAAGCGCCACCGAAGTTGCCGCCGTCGATGAGCTTGTTCACCGGCACCCGGATGAGGTTCTCGACCGCGCCGAGCGGGTCGGCGATGATGTCGGCCGCCTTGGACGCCTTGTCAGAGACCCAGTCCCACGCGCTCTTCGCGCCGGACTTGAGGGAGCCCCAGATACCGCCGTCAGCGAAGGCCCGGTGCGCGCCCGCGTCCCCGCCGGGGATGGGGCGGCCACGGCGGGCCGCCCAGTTCATCGCAGCGACCATGCGGGGCCCGCCGACGGCGCGCGTCCACTCGGGCCGCATGATGGCCTCTCCACCGGACAGGGCCAGGGAACCGCCACCGTCGGGGGACACGAAGTGGTAGATGTCCTTCCCAGGCGAGTATCCCGGCAGAACACCACCAGTCGCGTACCCGGCGATCGGGCTGACGGTCGGCATCCGCAGCTCAAGACCGAGCTTCTCCATGACCTTGTCAACAAGCCACTTAATACCGTTCGTGTAAACGGTATTGATGACAAAGTTGATGGGCTTGGCGGCCGCGGACTTGACCTTATCGAAGGCGTTGGAAATGCCGTCCTTCATGCCGTTGAAAGCATCCTTGATGCCGCTCACGACAGTATTGATGGCCGGCTTCACCGTGTTGGTCAGGAAATCAGACCAGCCCTGAATCTTGTTGGTGATCCAGTTAATGACCGGGCTGATGACGTTGTTCCACAGCCACATCCAGATCGCGCCAATGGCCTTCACCGCCACGTTAATGACAGACGCGACGACGTTAATCACCGGTACGAGGAGGCTGGACATGACGGAAATCCACGAGGAAATCCAGTTGATGACCGTGCCAATCAGGCGGGCGAGGACCGGCAGGACCGCCGCGATGATCGGCGTGATGACGCTGATGACCGTCCCGATGATGGACACCAGGGGCGGCAGAATCGCCGAGACCACCGACCAGATCGCCTGATTGACCCTGATGAGGGGCGGGATGATCGCCCCAATCACCTGCACGATCACCGGCATGATCGCGTTGACCAGGTTCATCAGGATCGGCATGAGCAGGTTCAGCGCCTGCACCAGGATGTTCGCGATCTGGTCAATCAGCGGTGCGACGGCGGCGGCCACCATGGAGAACATCTGCCCCAGGAGGGGCAGGACCGTCGCCGTGATCTGTGTCAGCGGCGGCAGGAGAGCCGCTATGACACGGGTGAGAGCCCCGAAGATCGATGTGACGATCGGCGTGGCCGCTGCGACCAGCTGCCCGAACACCTGTGCGAGGACCGGGACGATGACCTGCGCCATGTTCGCGAGCAGGGGTGCCACGACGTTCAGCGCCGAGCCGAGGGAGTCACCGAGGATGCCGGCGATGGTTCCGAGCTGGGAGCCGAGCGCCTGGAGAGCCCCTGAGATCGCCGGCGACTGGAACGCCTCTCCGAGGGTCTTGAATGCGCTGGAGATGGCGTCCCTCAGCAGTTGGCTGTGCATCACCATCGACGTGAACAGTCCGATGACGATGCCGACGGGGCCGGTCATGCTGGAGAACACGCCTCCGATGAGCGGGATCTGTGTCAGGAGGGGACCGAGAGCTCCGGCCAGGCCGCCGATGACCGGCAGGAGCCCGCCGAGGGTCTGCCCCAGTTGACTGAAACCACCCGAGCCCTTGATCCGGGTGATTACGTCACCGACGTTCTTCCCGAAACCGACAATACCATCAGTGATGCTGTTGATCTTTTCTGCGATCTCTTTGACGCCGATGGCCTTGATGATCTCGGCCATGGCTTTCCTGATGCGGTTGCCCGCGTTCGTGAAAGCCGTCGCGATACCCAGGGTTGCAGTACGTGCCTGCGTGTCAAAAGACGCAACACCGTCCATTCCCTCCGAGTTGAGCTTCAACAATGCATTGTTGAAGTCGTCGAAGGTGACGGTGCCTTCCTTCATCGCGGTGTACAAAAGTGTCGAGTTGCTCTCCGCGCCGAGGATGGACTGGGCGATCTGGTTCATCTGACCAGGCATCGCGTTCGTCATGGAGCGCCAGGCCATCATGTCGACCTTGCCGACGGCCATCTGCTGCCGGTACTGCTCCATAGCGTTGGCGGCAAGCGTCGTCGACGCACCACCAGCGAGGAGGGCGTTGTTCATCGCCAGGGAGATGTCCGTGGCCTTCGTGAGGTCACCGGTCAGCGGGGCGATGCCCTGCACCATCCTGACGATCTCGTCGGTGGCCGTCGGCAGACCATCCAGGGAGTCGCTGATGCGGTTGATCTGCTTGTCCGCCTCCTCCGCCGAGTAGCCGATGTTGGCCATGACGCGGGGGAAGGTGAACAGCTGGTCGGCGCGCTGGACCGCGCCACCGAGGTTCGCGCCGATGGTGGCTGCGAGCCCAGCGACGGCGACGCCGGCGGCCTTCGCGCCGGTGCTGATAGCACCCTGGAGAGCGTTACCGACGGCGGTAGATAGGGAGGCGGCGGCGTTGATGGCGGCGGACGCGCCGGAGGAGATCGCGGAGCCGATCTTGCCGCCCACGCTGGCGAACGCTGACCCGATCTTCCCTGGGAGCGCCTGCACGGGTGCCGGCATCTTCGCCCAGGCCGACGACCACGTCGCCTGGATACCGGACAGGGCGTTGCCGATCACGCCGCTGGTAGCGCGCAGGTTCGCACCGACGTAGGAGAAGGCGCTACTGATGGGGGCGGTGAACTTCTGGAAGACGCCACCAACGCGGGAAGCGACACCAGAGAAGGCGTTGCCGACGCTGGAGGCGGCTCCCCGCGCGGCATTGATAGCGGACTGGAAGCCGCTGACGATGGGGGCGGTGGCACGCTGCCAGGCCGCGGAGATCGGGGCGGACACCGCGCTGAACGCGCGCGCCAGGTTGGCGGTCGCCGCCTGCCAGACAGCACCGATACGGCTAGAGGCCGCCTGGAAGTGCGCCTGGATAGCGGCCAGTGCCTTCGCCGCGCCGGGCGCGAGGCGCGTGAACGTGCCCTGCCAGGCGGTGTTGATGAACCCGGCAGCGTCACCAGCGATGCGGCTGGACGCGGCGAACGCCTGACCCACCAGGCGGGCAGCATCAGTGGCCGCGCTGAACCCCGCCGCCGACTTCGACGCCAGGGCCGACAGAGCCGCCGGAATCTGCCCGCCGCGCCCCGCGCCCGCCCGCCG